GCCTGTCGCAGTAGTGGCAGGCCCCGCCGGAGCGCTCCATCAGCAGCGATAGGAGGCGGCCCTTCTGCTTGGTGGAGATCTCCTTCCTCCTCTTGATGAGGGGGTCGTCGATCATGTCCTCAGTCAGGACGAACCGCATCCCTCTTCGCCTCGAGTTCCCTGATCTGCCGCCACACGTCCTCCTGGATGGCTCGCCTGACGGCCGCGTCGATGTGGGGGTACCGCTTGGCCTGCACCCCCGCGCGCCTGGCGAAATCCACGTCGAAGCCGGAGTTGTCGGACCTGGATCCGTCGTCAAAGTCGATCATGTTATTGCCTCTTGGTCGATATTACGTTGGTAGGGCTCAGTCCTGGCTCCCCGTCGCGGTCCAGGTACATCAGGATGCTCCCGTCCGTGTCGCACAGGAACATCGGCAGGGCGAGCCCCTGGGCCGCACCCAGGGACCTCAGGATGGCCGCGTTGATGCGCTCCTGCTTCGCAAGGCGCTCTGCGATCTCAGCCGTAGGGACGCGAACGCGCTTCATGGGTGCCTTTCCTTGTACTTGTCGTTGGACAGTATGATGTCCCCCGCCTCGTTGAATAGGGCGATCTCGTTTGTGTGCCTCGTTGATGGCGGGAATTGCAACTTGATGATCTCGAGGCACACCTGCTCCAGCCGCTGGATCTCCCGCCTGACCTCGGTCATGAACTGGATCACGGTCCCGTCGAACTCGTGCAGCGACATCGCCTGCGCCTCGAGGAGGTCCAGGCGATCCTCGTGTGTGGATGGCTTGCTGGCGTAGGCCAGGATCCTCTCCTTGCATTCCGCGATGGCGGATCCGGCCTGGGGCCTAAGCGCGGCAGGGAGGCGCACCAGGTCCTTCAACTTCTGAGTGAGGATGGCCTTGTACCTCGAGAGGACCACCTCCCGGTCCTCCTCCTCGGTCATGTCGAACTCGTACTTGAAGGTCTCGAATAGGCCTCCGCAGGAGATCGCCCCCAACTCGTCCCTGTACCTGATCTCGGGGATCACTTTAGCACCTCCCCGGACAGGTACTTCGTCGCGTTGCGCATCCGCTCCTCGCCCTCGAGCACGCGCAACTTCAACTTGATGCACACGTCGAGCAGTTCCTCGTACCTCTCCTCCAGGTCTGCTATGCGCCTGGCGTAGGAGTTCGGCGCCGAGTGGCTCCTCACAATCTCGCGCACCATGTCCGTGACATGCGCCGCCTCTGCTGGGGTGGCGACGGCGCCGACCTTGATCTCTGCCTTTACCTCGGGTTGGTCGTAGGAGAGCACGCTCCCGGCCACCTTCGGCAACAGGAGTTCGCGGTCCTGCCTCGCGACGGACTTGGCCACCCTCTGAGCGATGTCAGCCATGCGCGATCCGCGGGTCTTCCGGCCCTTCTTCCGCTTCCTGTACGTGTATGCCTTGGGCTGGATCGCGTCAAGGTCCCTGCGGTGCGAGATGCGGGCGAGGTGCGTGGTGTTCGGCAGGAACCTGCCGTCCCTGCGCGCATCCACGTCGTCTATCGCCTCGGTGGTGATGTTGAACAACTTGCTGGCGCTCCCGTTGTTCTCCGGGTCCATCCCCGTCCATCCCTTCCACTGCGCCAGCGTGAATGACTTCGCCCCGTGCGGGAGCGCGTCGTAGGCGGCCCTAAGGGCCGCGCATGCGTTCGATAACTTGCTCATTTCCGTTCTCCTATTGTCTTCTAATCGCGCTCTCGCGCATGTTGTTATTTATTCAGCCGCCGTGATCCCGTTCCAACTTCCTGCGCGCCTCGATCGCGAGCACCGCCGCGAGCATGGCCACGTTGTCGATCGGGACGCCGAACAGGTTCGTGGCGGCGCGGTAGGCCGCGGAGAGGTTCTCCCGCTCCTCGAGGCGCGCCTTGGTCCTCGGGTCCGCGTTCCAGTAGTACTCGCCGCCGACCCTCACGAAGCCGTCGTCCCTGGACGCGGCCTCCTCGTACAGGTCCTCGACCGAGATCCCGAAGGACCCCTCGCCGAAGTCCCACGCCAGGCGCGCGTGCATGGTCTCGAGGGACCACCCGTACGCGCCCTTGCGGATCTTGTCTATCGTCGTCCCAAGGCACTGGCCCAGCGTGTAGCCACCCCGGTTCTTCAGGTCCCACTGCTCAGTAGTTATCATGATCTGCTCCCCTGCGGCCCGTCATTTATGATGCGCTCGATCCCCAGGGCCACCTCTTTGGGGACGTCGAACGAGTACTCGTACCTCACCACGGTTGTGCCACGCGTCCTGATGAACTGCACCCCCTGGTCCGTGAATTTGCTGTTGGCATCCACCACGCGCATCGCCATCGCGCGCACGACGGTGCTGGGCTCGACGGCGCGCCTGACGCGGTACGTGCTGCAGCCCACCCTCTCGTTGCCGACGCGCACCCTGTCGAAGAAGACGGCGTGCGCCTGCCTGACGAGGGCCTTGCGGCCGTCGCTGTTCGCCCCGCAGGCGAGGTACGACTTGGTGATTGAGTGCCTTATGCGGCTGTTGGGCCTGGACGCGGCGTGCAGGGCGTATGCGATGCCGATGGCCTTGGCGAACACGGCGACGTTGGCCTCCGACTGGACCACGCGCCTCAACTTGAGTTTGTTCCCGGAGGGCCTCCGGCCGGATCTGGACTTGTTCTTCATCTTCTAACTCCGAGATATGTTCTTGTTGTTCTTCTCTGGACGCTCCCATGTCTTACCGGGGTCTGTAATCAGCAGACCCCGGGGGTGATGAGCCCAGACAAGAAGAAGCGAACAATCACATCGGAGGACCCGTGGGGTCTTCGAGATGACACATCTATTTAGTCGCGTTCCAAATCTTTTCGACATATTTTGGGCCACTTTCTTTCCCCGAAGTCGTTCAGCAGCGCTTAGCAAGGACGGCGATCTGCCTCGGTCCTGCTTGTCCTGAACCATCGATCTCGCCGAACGACGTCGGGTCGAGTTGAGCGGGCTGCTCCGGCAGCCAGGGCGAAGCCCGTCGATCAACTGGGCCACGACCGCTCGCGCATCGACGAGTGATCTCGCTCCGCTCGATCAGGTCATCGCTCGGCTTCGCCTCGCTCGACGAAGGTGCGCGCGCCAGTAGAAGTTGCTATGTTAGAGAAAGACAATCAAGAAGGGAGAGATGGGTCGGCACAGGCCCTAATACCGACTTCTACTGGCGCGCGCCTTCTGTCGTTGTGGCCCAATAAATACACGCAAACCGGGAGAGATCACATGACAAAGTCCGAGAGAAAGCGCGCCAGCGATCGCGAGTGGTACGTAAGGAACAGGGAGGCGCACCTCGCCAAACTGAGGGAGCGCTACGCCGCCGACCCGGACCGCAGGGCGAGGATCCTCGCCGGGGCCAAGGCGTGGCAGCAGGCCAACCCGGAGCGGGTCCGGGAGATACAGAGGGCCGCGTCCGAGCGCAGGCGCGCCGCGAGATCGGCCCTGCGCGATGTCTGATTGCTGGATCGTCGGCGGGGGATCGTCCCTGGCCGAGTTCGACTGGGCCACCCTCTCCGGACGCGACGTGGTCTCCATAAACGGCTCCTGGCGTCGCGTGCCACCATCTGCTCGCTCGCACCTGTGCTACACGTCTGATGCGGCGTGGCTCTCCACGCACGGCCAGATGGCGTGCATCGCAGGCGTACGCGTGATCCACGGGACCTACCACAGGTGGCAGTTCGAGCCACCGATCATGGACCCGCCGTGGCCCAACTTCGAGGCGTGGCAGTTCGACGGGGACCTGGGGTTCAGTTTGACGGAGGGCCACCTATTCACCGGACACAACTCCGGGTACGCCGCGATCAACCTCGCCTACCTGCTGGGCCACAGGGAGATCCACCTGCTCGGCTTCGACCACCTCTCTGAGCGTAATACGTCATACGGGAGGCACTACCCCGAGGGCAAGGCGCACGAGCCCTCCAAGGGCGTGGAACTGATGGAGCGCTGGCGATCAGCGTTCATCAACCTGCTCGCGGTCCGCCCTCCGGACCTCCGCATCCACGTCCATGGCGTAAATACCACCATAGGAGATTGACATGGACTACGACCACATCTACAAGAAGACGTGCGCCATACGGGTGGTCCAGGTGAGGCCCCACTTCGTGAAGTTCGCGTGGCTCGACACGGGCCAGCACACCACGGCCTTCCTCGAGCCCGGCAGTTTCCCGGTGGATGCGCTCGTCCCCGGCGCGGACTACTGCGTGCTCTCCTACAAGGGCGACGACGGCATGTGGCGGTGGCGCTGGGCCAGGAGGATGCACGATGAGATCGTCGAAGAGGCAACCTAAGCAGGACTACCCGCGGTACCAGCGGCTCGACATGGGGGCCCTGCCCGGCTCCGTGTATCTCACCTTCGACTGCACGCCGAGGGAGGCGATCGACGGCCTCCCGGAACTCAGGGACCAGCACGGACTGGGGCCGGAGACCGTGGCCCAGTTCGCCGACGACATCGCGAAGATCAGCAGCACCTCCAGGGGATACACGATAGGCATAGACGGGGCCGTGCTCGTGTGGCTGGACCGCGCGGACCTGGGGTGCCTGATCCACGAACTCACGCACGCCGTGTTCCACGTGTTCAACTACGCGTCCGTGCCCACCTCCTACAAGAACCAGGAGACCTTCGCCTACCACCTGGAGCACCTGGTGGGCCAGATCAACATCAACCCGGGCATAAATACAATCAGCAAGGATCCCCAGAGGGGATCCAAATCCACCAGAGGTAGGAAGTAAAGCACCATGGCGAAGCCATCCAGCAAGTTGAACCCGGGCACGGCCCACAGGGACTACGAGGCCATCGTGGCCCGCAGCAAGAACACCAGGGACGCGTACTCGGGGGACGTGTTCGACTACGTCGAGAGGTTGGACGGCCAGACCGAGATGGAGCGCCAGGCCTACCTCACGAGGACCGGCTACAACAACGTGGTGGCCCCCACCCTCAGCGCGCTCGTCGGCACCCTATCCGCGGCGGACCCGGTGGTCACGGGCGAGTTCGAGACCGAGTTCTCCGACGTCGGCGCCTTCCTCAACATATCATACAAGAACGTGCTCCTGACGAGCCGGGCCATCTTCGTGGTGGGCCTCGGCGACGGGGGCAAGGGCAAGTTGGTGGTCTATTCCGCCGACGACTGCATCAACTGGTCCGACGACCGCGTGGTCTTCCACGACGTGCGCGAGTACAGGAACCCCGACAACTTCTTCGAGATGCTGTGCCAGTCCATCTTCACGGAGCACTACCTCGACGAGGAGGGCCAGTACAGGGTCCGCGAGTGGTCCAGGGCCACCAAGAAGTCCGACTGGGTCTCCGTGGAACTGCCGCAGTTGGTCGTGCGCGGCGAGCCCCTCGTGCGCCTGCCGATCTTCCCGTGCAACCCGTTCGACGACACGTGGGAGGCCTTCGCCCCGCCGCTCCTGACCCAGGCGCAACTCAACATCCAGCACTTCCGCATGTCGTGCGACCTCGCGCACTACGAGCACTTCATGGCCCTGCCGACCCTCACCCTCAAGGGCGCGATGTACTCATCGACGAACACCTCGGGGGAGACGGAGACGGGCCACGTCTATGTCGGATCCACCAAGAACATCAGCCACATCGAGCAGGACGCGGAACTCTCGTACGTCGAGGTCGGCGGGTCCGGCGCGTCCATCATCCAGTCCGAACTCAAGAACATCGAGGAGCGCATCTACGCCGCGGGCTCGCGCCTGCTGACGAACAAGTCCGGCGTGGAGAGCGCCGAGGCCCTCGCCATCCGCAGTTCCGCCGAGACCGCGTCCCTCGAGGGCATCCAGAACGCGATGCAGGCGGCCCTGAACGGGGCCCTCGAACTCGTGTCCCAGATCTCGGGCCCTACGACCATCGCGCTCTCGCTCGACGGCAAGCCGCAGAACCCGGCGGACAGGGCCTCGTTCGACGAGATGCACATCAAGCGCATCAGCATGAACCTCGGCTCGCGCCAGGACTACTACCGCGAGTTGGGCATGTCCGAGGCGGACGCGAACGCGAAGGTGGATGAGGTCGTGGCCCAGAACTCCGCCAGCACCACGAGGGTCGCGAGGCCCTCGGCGTGAGCGACGCGAACCTGACCGTGTCCTTCGACCTCGCGGAGGACCTCCTCCCGTCGGACAGGGATGTGATCGCGGCGTGGGCCTGGCAGGACTGCATCGACGGGAGCCCGTTCGACACGGGCCACTTCGCCGACAGTTGGGACGTGGGTTTCGTCGGGGACGAACTCGTGGCCCACAACTCCGCGGAGTACGCGTCCTACGTTATAGGGCTCGGCTACTTCGACGAGGCCGCGCTGATGCGCTCGGTCCAGAGGTCCCTGAGGTCCCTCGGGCTGCAGTACGTCGAGGCGGAGATCGAGTTCGACTACTAAATAGTTTCACAACCGGCCCAGAGGGCCAACTGAAGTACCGGAGGTACAGACCATGGATTACTACGTACAGAACGACAAGGGCGAGTTCGTCAAGCACGAGGGCGTGCTCCACGACGACAAGGCCTACAGCGAACTCAAGACCAAGGTCGATGAGTTCCGCACCACCAACACCAACCTGCTGAAGAGCAACGAGACCCTCGGCGCGTTCAGCAAGTTCCTCGGCGGGGCCACCGAACTGACCCCTGACGGGCTCCAGAAGAAGATCGACGAGATGGCCCGGGCCAAGTCCGAGGAGGTCATCAAGAGGATGCAGGAGACCCACGAGGGCGAGACCACCACCATCAAGCAGCAGAACGAGAAGTTGCGCGGCACGACCGCCAAGTACTTCCTCGGGGGCACGCTGCGCGCGGCCGGCTCCGAACTCGGGGTCTATGACAGCGCGTACGACGACCTCATGGTCCGCGCATCCGCGGAGTTCGACGTGGATGACGAGGGCAAGGTCGTGGCCAAGGGGGACAAGAAGGACGGCAAGGGCAACCCCCTGACCGTGTCCGCGTGGCTCGCAGAGGTCCTCAAGAAGGCCCCCCACTTCGTGAAGCCCACCACGGGCCCCGGACTGTCCCAGAAGAGGGGCGGCGGCCAGGGACTGAGCATAAATACACCAGGGTCCGAGAGAAAGTCAGGATCCATCAGTTTCTTCAAGAACAAGGTCTGACGACCCAACAGAGGTAAATCCAAATGGCTACATTCGTAGATTTCAGCACTTCAGAGAGCGCCAAGTACGTACCTGCAGACCTGCAGACGCAGTTGATCGACCTCTACACCAAGGTCGCACCGGGCCTCGACGCCTTCCTGCCGTGGATCACCTCCGCCGGCTCCGCCTACACCTACAACCGCCTGTCCGACATCGGCGCTGGCGCGGTGGTTGCGGCCGACGGCACGATCACCGCCGGGACCGCGATCACGAGCACGCAGATCGCTGCGCCGTTCGTCTCGTACTCCGGCACGCACAGCATCCCGAACCGCGACCTCCGCTCTGCGGGCGCGCAGGGTGCGGCCAACAAGAAGGACATCGCCATCGCGGCCGGCGCCAAGCAGGCCACGTACTCCTTCCAGGCGGCCATCGTCTCCACCCTGAACACCTTCCTGTCCGCCAACTCGGGCCAGGTTGCCGCAAACGTCTCCGGCGAGATCCTCGCCTCGATCGACGCGGTATCCGCCAAGTTGTACCAGAAGCAGAACGTGTTCCTGATGGGCAACGCGTACGTCGAGAACCAGATCAAGGCCAAGATGCGCACCTCCGGCGGCGTCACGACCGTCGAACTGAACGGCCAGTACTTCCTGGCGTACGACGGCATGCCGTTCGTCCGCAACGACTTCATCTCGACCGTGGATGCCTCCCCGGACACGAACCGCCTCTACGCGATCGTGGCCGACGAGACCTCCGGAACGGTCGCGATCGAGCCGGAGAGCGGCCGCTTCACGTTCGCCGAGATCCCGGTCGAGAAGGGCAAGGATGCCTGGACGGCCCTGGTCACGCTGGACGCGGTCATCGCCATCCACAGCGTGCGCTCCGTCGCCGCGGTAGATGTCCCGGTCTAATTGACCTCGACATCCTCTGAGAGGAACTGGGGGACGAACTCGCAAGAGGGCGTCCCCCTTCTCACATAAATACCAGGTACGCTGGAGGTCCGCCATGATCGAGTTGGGAGTCAATTCTTACTGCACCGTCGAGTTCGCCATAGAGTACGCGGACACGTACGACATAGACCTGCCCACCGAGGGCGACGGCGGATCGCCGGAGGCGTGGCCCGAACTCGAGAAACTCCTCATCCAGGCCACCAAGTTCATCGATCGCAGGTGGGGATCGCTCCTCGCCGACTACGACGCGGACGAGATCCCCGCGGAACTGCAGGAGGCGACGGTCGAGATGGCCTCCCTCATATACGACGACTACGACGTGCGCGAGCAGTCCTCGGGCGCCGTGGTTCAGAGCACCGAGAGCATCGGCTCCCTCAGCGCGTCATACACCTACAAGTCGTCGGGCCACCAGGACCTCGGCGACCTCTCCTACATCCAGATGATCCTATCCCCGATCTTCGTCGAGGGCACGGGCGGGCTCACGCAGTCCAGGGGGGCCTGATGTCCCGCCTCGCCAGGAAACTCAAGAGGGCCGCGATCCGGCTGATACACGCGAACGGCGCGTCCGCGGTCGTGGAGCACGCGGACGGGAAGCGCAGCGAATGCACCTGCACCATCACGCCGAACGACAAGGCGGGCCAGGACGGGGTCATCCACCACTCTCACACCGCGTACATCACCCCCACTTCTCGGGAGCCGAAGGTCAATGACTACCTCGTGGTTGGCCCGCAGAAGCGCAGGTTCAACATCGCGTCCGTCAAGTTCGAGGACCCCGACCTGACCGGGGCCATCTACTACGCGCTGGGGATCAACCAGTGATCGACATCAGGGGCAGGTTCAACACTCTGGTCCAGGCAATCCTCGAGGACGAGGACATCGACGTGGTCGTCGAGGGCCAGCGCTACGAGACCAAGGCGGGCCAGCCGTGGCTCAGGACCGTGCTCGACAACAGGGCCACCGAGAAGGCCGGGTTCGGCCTCAAGCGCTGGTCCGGCAACTACCACGTCGAGGTCTTCTACCCGGCGGCCAGGGGATCCGAGGAACTGGACCGCATCTGCGGCCTGATCTCCGGCGGACTGGAGCAGACCATCGAGGACATGGGCGGCGGGGCGCGGCTATACATCGAGAACTCAAACCAGGGTCAGATCATCACGGGCCAGGCCTGGGTGATGGCCCCCATAGACACCGGGTACATCGCCTTCGAGGCATAAATACCCACATACTGAAGAGGTAATTCCAAATGGCACAGGTCCAGTCAAACAACCGCGAGATCACATCGTACTGCCCGGAGGTCTCCTTCGGAACGCTCGGCAGCCCGGCGAACTTCACGGAGATCCCGAAGGTCAATAACTCGCTCCAGTTGAACAAGGAGATCATCGACAGCGCAGTGCTCTCGAGCGATCGCTCCGAGAACTGGTCCAGGCACGGCAACTACGACATCTCCGGCACGATCCAGGGCGAACTGGGCCACTCCTACTGGGACGACTTCATCGCGGCCTCCGTGGGCGGGACCTGGACAGCCAACGTGCTGCAGAACGGCGACGTGGCCCAGTACTTCGCGATCCACCGCGGGTTCCTCGGCCTCGACACGCCCCAGCACTTCGTGTTCTCCGGCTGCGCCATCAACCGCACCTCGTACGCCGTCAATAACCGCGGCATCGTGTCCGTCTCCTTCGACGTGATCGGCGCGTCCGTGGATGAGGACACGAGCCCGCCGGACGCGTCCATCGCGGCCTATGGCGACTTCGTGCCATTCACCCACATCGGCTCGGCCCTGAAGGTCGGCGGATCCACGATCGCCACCGGCACGTCCCTCACCTGGGAGTACGGCAACAACATCGAGATGCTGCGCGGCATCGGCTCCCCTGCCGGCTTCGCGGCCCCGCTGGGCGAGTTCAACGCGTCTGGCACCCTCGTGTCCTACTTCACCTCCCTCGCCGAGTACAACGTGTTCAAGAACGAGGCCGAGACGGAGATCGAGATCACCCTGACGGACGGCACCAACACCATGAAGTTCGAGTGGCCCCGCGTCAAGTTCAACTCCGCGCGCATCCCGAACGGCGGCGGCTCTGGCCAGATCATGGCGACCATCGACTGGCACGCCCTCAAGGACGGGTTCGTCACGAAGATCACCCGCTCGGCGTAATGGCCGACTGGGGCATAGAGGTCGAGGTGGATGAGGGGCCGGACCTCTCGTCCTTCGACATATCCAAGGAACTCCGGGAGTTCCAGCAGCAGGTCATCGTCGCCACGCCGTACGGCAAGGACGCGAAGGGCCACCACGCGGGGACCGCGATGGAGGGCTGGGACCTGATCCTCGACAGCGACGGTGGCGTGCTCCAGAACCTCGTCCCGTACATCGGGGTACTCGAGGAGGGAAGGCACATCAAGTCCAACGGCGTGTGGGGCGGGTCGTTCCAGGCCCCGAACGGCATCACCGGCATGCCCACGCAGGCACGTCCCGACGGGCTCATCGGCCCAGCGGCGTGGCTCGACGCGCGCCTCCAGCAGATCCTCTCTGGGGAACGGACCGTGGTGTAAATACATTCGAATACGACCTTAGCCGGTCGGGGTAGGGGAGATGCGCTCTCCCTGCCCACCAATTAGAATAATAGGAGAGCCCAAGTGGCAGCAGACATCATCTCGATCCCGCTCGCGATCGCCGAGCGCACGGTGGCCCCTCAGGCCGTCCCGTACGACCCAACACCACGCATCGACTATCTGACCTCGGTCCTGCCCCAGTCCGGCTGGCAGTACTTCGAGGAGGAGCACTCGTTCGCCAACGGGTACGTGGTCGTGCCCCAGTCCCAGTTCAAGGACGACGCGCTCAGCGCGTCCGACATAGAGAGATACAGGTCCATCACGGATCGCAAGATAGCAAAGGAGAACGCACCATGAAGTTCAGAGAACTCGCAGCGCAGGTCATCGACCACGAACTCACACACCCCACGTCCGGGAAGACCGGCATCGTGTTCCGCCTGGCGGGACCCCAGGACAACCTCGTCAGGGACAAGATGGAGCGCTTCCACAAGAAGCCGGAGGACAAGAACCTCCTGGTGGATGTCATCGTCGCCATGATCCGCGGCTGGGACGAGGTCGCGATGGAGCAGTCCTTCACCCCGGAGAACGTTCGCGAGACCTTCCTGGACGTGAAGAACGAGTGGGCCGTCGAGGACATCATGTCCGTCATCAGGGACAGGAACAACTTTTTTCGCAAGCAGGACTGAGCGCTGGCGGGGGATGGTCCGGGACGAGGTCCTGGGCTCCCGCGTGGCTAAGGCAGGCAAGTCCAAACTGACGGTCCGGGACATACAGCGCCTGTCTGGGGTGGCCCAGGCCGAGAGGGACGAGATCGACGATCTCTTCCTCGACGCGTTCTCGTTCCTGTGCGGGTGCAGGAACTGGGGCATGGGGGGGCCGACGCCGATCCCCCTAAGCGAGTACGTGGCCTACCAGGTCCTTTGGCACGACGAGATGCACACGGACTTCATAAATATCCTCATGGGGATGGACGCGGCGTACATCGCCGCTTCGTCAGAACTTAGGGAACCGCAAGATGGCTGAGATCAACCACACGTACAAGTTGAAGGTCGAGGGCTCGGACTTCGTCAAGGAGCAGATGCGCCTCGTCCATGAGGAGGCAGACAAACTCCAGAAGTCCATGAAGGATGCCGGCTCCGAGATGCAGCAGACGGGCGACAAGTTCGAGGAGGCGGGCGAGAAGGGCCAGGAGGCCACCACCAAGTGGAACAAGTTCGGCCAGGACACGTCCAAGAACCTCAGCATCCTGCGCCAGGGCCTCACCAGCGCGTCCGGCGTGCTCACCATCATCACCTCCCAGATGATGGACGCGACCACCGAGACGGGCAAGTTGGCCCAGGGCTTCGGCACCATCGTGGGCGGCGTGCTCGCGGGGTCCCCGGGCGGGCCGATGGGCATGATAGTCGGCGGGCTGACAGCCGCGCTCGGCGTGCTCGTCTCCATGACCGGCGAGGCATCCAAGTTCTCCAAGGAGATGGAGACCGCCTCCAACAAGTTCGCGCAGAGCACCATGAACAAGATGCTCGGCCTGCGCCTCGGCCTCGGCATGCCAGACAACGCCGCGTTCGCCGCGCAGAACGCGATCTCCACCGCAACAGGGTCCGGTTACAAGGGTCCGATGACGGACCAGTCCGTGAAGGAACTCGAGGAGCAGATGGAGGACGCGCGCAGCAACACCATCGCGTGGCTCGACAAGGACAACGCGACGCGCGTCCTGACCTTCATGGGCCTTACCCCGCTCGACGCGGCGAGGTACTACGACGAGACCATGAAGTCCATCTCGAAGCCGACGGTGAGCGGGAGGGACTACTACGACAATCCGATCTACGGCCCGTCGGAACTCGAGACCAGGCGAGCGGACCCGCTCGCCGCGACGCGAGCCCAGCGCCTCGCCAACATCCCATCCCCGGTCGAGATGGACCGGGTGCAGGCGCAGTACAAGAAGGCCCAGGACGAGGCGGCCAAGGCGGCCGAAGAGGAGGCCCAGAAGCGCAAGCAGATGGCAGACGCGCTCCAGAAGGAGTTCGAGCAGGCCCAGGACAAGGGCTGGATGGGCTCGCGCGACGCGTGGGACCGCCAGGACCCGATCTACAAGAGCCACCTGCTGAAGGGCACGTCCCTCCCAGGTGGCACGGGCGAGGGAGAGAGCATTGAGGAGGCCGAGGCGTACGAGAAACTCGTGCAGGGACTGAACGACCAGGTCGAGGCCCTCATGGAGAAGCCGTCGATCCCTGAGATCCTCGTCCCGGAGGTCTCGATCGACCTCCCTACGTGGTACGAGGAACTCGGCATGGCGATGCAGGACGTGGGCAAGCAGGCCCAGACGACGGGCGAGATCATGATGGACGCGATGAAGCGGGCCACGAGTTCGATGGCCGACGCGATCGTCAAGTTCGTCGAGACGGGCAAGTTGTCCTTCAAGTCCCTCGTCACCAGCATCATGAAGATGATCCTCGAGATGGTCCTGAACCAGCAGATCGCGAAGTTCGTGTCCTGGATCGGCGGAGGCCTCGCAGGCGGCTTCGGTGGCGGGGCCGTCGCAGGGGCCAAGGCCCTCGGCGGACCGGTCCAGGGCGGGAGGCCGATCCTCGTCGGCGAGAGAGGCCCGGAACTCTTCGTCCCGCCGAGCAACGGATCCATCCAGACGGGCATGCCCGGGGCCGCGTTCTCGCCGGTCATCACCCTGCAGATCGGCTCGGTGGATAGCAACGCTCGCGCGGTCCAACTCCAGAACGAGACCCTCGAGATGATCCGCAACGAGTTCATCAACATGCAGTCATACCAGGCGAGGTACGCGTAATGCCGTACGAACTATCTGACTACGGGACCGTGCTCGACGGCAGCACCCCGAACACAAACTACCGGATCGTGAAGGTCGAGTACGGCGACGGCAACAGCCAGCGCATGAGGGACGGCATCAACAACAAGATCCAGTCCTGGAACGTGAAGATTGCCATGGACAACGCCGGCTTCGCCACGTTCGCCGCGGCCCTCGACGCGGCCGCCGGTGCGGACTACTTCACATGGACCCCTCCGAGCGGGACCGAGACGAAGTGGATGATCGAGGGATGGTCCTCGAACACCAAGGCGAACACGACGATCGTGTCATGCCAGTTGGACATATGGTACGGGTGATGTCATGAGTTTGGCCCAGGAGTTCGTCAAGAGCATCATCGACACGCGCGTCGATCTCTTCCAGTTGGACGCGTCCGGCTTCGGCGAGGGCGTGATCTACCTCACCCCGAAGACCAAGGAGGACGGGGGCAACCTCTCGTTCCGAGGGGACACTTACCTCGCCACCCCGATGCAGTACCGTGAGACGGGCAAGGAGGGGTCCCTGATCATCGCGGACGTGATGGGCGAGATCTTCTCGTACCTCAAGCAGTACCAGGGCCTCAGCAGCGCGGTGCTCTACAAGTTCAGCACTCTCAGGAAGTTCCTGGACGACGGCTCGGACCCGCAGGACTACAGGTTCGGCACGCGCAGGTGGGAGGTCGATTGCCCCGACAGCGCGTCCAAGAGCCACGTGGGGTTCAGGATCAAGAACCCGCTGAACCTCAACGAGAAATACACCCAGAGGATAGTGACGCTCAATGAGTTCCCGGCTGCCGGAAGAGTGCGCGGCTGATTTCGTGGCCCACGCGCTCAGGACCTGGCCGGTCGAGTGCGCGGGATACGTCCTCGGCGGTAAATACATCGAGTTGGAGCCCGTCTCGTCGTCCAAGGGGCACGTCGAGGTGGTCCCACCGGACGAGTACGACGTGTTCTGCCACTCGCACACGGACATGGCCCTGGGCCATCTGTCGGACGCGGACATGCACTTCAGGGAACTCGAGGGAAGGCCCTTCGCCGTTGTGGCGACGGACGGGACGAATTCGACGGAGATAGAGGTAATATGAAGGTACAACTAAAGGGATGGCTCGCTCGCAAGTACTCGGCGGAGCCGCGCTTCGTCCAGGGCAACTCCTTCCAGCACATACTCTCCGGCCTCAGGTTCCACTTCGGCGACGAGATCATACACGACATCGAGCGCGGCTCCTGGCACTTCACCGGGACGAGGCGCGACGGGACCGTCGTGTCCCTCGACTGCGAGGCCATGCTCGCCGACAACCTGGACCTGAAGTCCCTCGTCATCCAGCCAGCGATCTGCGCCCAGGGCTTCGGCTCGTTCCTCAAGATCATCATCGGCGTCATCCTGATCGTGGCCTCGTTCTACGTCCCGGGCAGCACCACGTGGCTCGCCCCGATGATGTTCTCCATGGGCCTCTCGCTCGCACTCCAGGGCGTGATGGAACTGTGGGCCAAGCCGTTAGACCCGTCGCAGGACGAGCGGGTCCGCTCCGTCTTCGGCTACCTGCCGAACATCACCACGTTCGGCTCGCCCATCCCCATCGTCATGGGCGAGCAGGTCCGCTGCGGCTCCGTCGTGATCGGCAGCGACTACAACGCGAGGTACATGTTCTAATGCCATCCCCACAGGACCTCCACAACAACCCCCGCGGGGGACGCGCCCAGCGCGTCTCCGCCGAGGACGCGGCACGCAACCTGAACCAACTCACGTACGGCTCCAGGTACAGCCCGCTGCCGCACGAGATCACGACCAAGCCGAACATCGCGAACCTCCTGCACCTGATCTCCGTCGGCCCGACGGGCGGCCCGGTGCATAGGGCCTCGGGCCAGATCTACAGGGACATCTTCCTCAACAACAACGCCATCGGGAACGAGGACGGGAGCATCAACTACTCCGCGGTCTCGTACGACTGGAGGCCCGGATCGTCGGACCAGACCGTGATCCCGTCCTTCACCGAGAGTTCCTCGGTTATCTCGAAGAATGTGGAGTTGGAGCAGGGCACGCCACAGATCCACACCATGACGGACGACAGCGTTGATAGCGCGGACGCGGTCATCTTCTTCCCCGGAGGCCTCTACTACTCCGACGACAAGGGCAACAAGGACCCGACCCCGATCGACATCAAGTTCGAGCGCAAGTTGGCCTCGGACGCGGTGTGGGAGATCGTGCGCGTGGTCGCGGACACGTCCGTCGCCGAGGACGAGTTCGCAATCCAGATCCACGTGCCGAGGCCGGAGGGCGCGGGGTCGTGGCAGTTGCGGGTCCGCAGGGACACGCCGAACCTGAGCGACGGGCGCACAGTGCATACCACAGTGCTCCTGTACGTCGAGGAGATCAAGGAGCAGACCCGCGCGTACGAGGGCTACGCGATCGCCCGCGTCGAGATCGACAGCAACACCATCGGCACGGACTTCCCGAACCAGTCCTTCCTCTGGGACGGCATCCTGTGCCGCGTCCCGTCGAACTACGATCCTGTCTCGAGGACCTACTCGGGCCCGTGGGACTACGAGTTCCAGGAGGAGAAGTTCGCCACCTCTAACCCTGTCTGGAACGTGCTCGAACTCATCACGAACTCCGAGTACGGCACCGGGGACAAGGTGACGGACGCGGACCTCGACCTCGGATCTTTCTACCTCGCGGCCGAGTACTGCGACGGGCTCGTCCCGGACGGGTCCGGAGTGGAGGGCCAGACGGAGCACCGCTTCTCGTACAGGCACCAGCACATCGACCTCTTCGACATCAGGGACGTGCTCGAGACCTGCCAGGCCAAGCCGGACTGGATCAACGGCCTACTCACGGTCATCCAGGACAGGCCTGGGGTCAGCACCCGCAAGGTCTCGCACCAGCAGGTCGTGGATGGCGAGTTCGTCTATGCCCGCGGATCCCTCGCGACCTCCTACAACTTCGCCACGGCCTGGTACCGGGACCCTAACAACAACTGGCTCGAGAAGATGGTCGAGCACAGCGACGTGTCGTTCAGCCCCCGCACGGAACTTCGACGCGTGGATATCCGCCGTGCGGGAACCGTCACGCCAGGCCAGGCCCTGCGCTCGGCCAAGTACGCGATCGCGCGCTCCTCGATGGTTCCATGGACCGTGTCCTTCAGGACAGGCCCGTACCACTGCACCCTCGTACCGGGCCAGGTCATCGAGATCTCGGACCCTCGCTGGGCCGCGCAGAGCAGGACCGCAGGCAAGTTGTCCGCTACCTCATCGACCATCGTGCTGGACCAGCCGGTGGTGGTGGAGACCGGGGACACGCTCGCCATCCTCAAGAACGACGCCCTCACATACGAGAGCGTGACCGTCTCCTCGTCAGGCACCCTCAGCACCATCAACTACACCGGAGCGGACCTCAGCGGCTTCACCTCGAAGCAGGTCTTCATCTACGGCGACATCGTCCCGAAGAAGTGGAAGGTGGAGGCCATCCAGCCAACAGGGGACATCGAGTGGTCCGTCGTGTGCTCCGAGTACGACGACAACCTCTACACCTACGTCGATGACACGCCGGCCATCCCGACCCTCCCGACCTTCGTGGATACAGCCACCGTGCTCCCACCGGGGAACCTGGTGCTCTCACTCGAGGGCAGCATAGACGGCGCCGGGAACCCGCTGGTCTCCATCGTCGCGAACTGGACCAAGCCGCAGGGCCTGGTGCGCGCTTACGAGGTCCGGCTGCAGGACGGGGCCACGGTCGAGGTCAAGACCACGGTGAATCCGTGGGCCACGTTCGTCGTCGCCAAGTCCGGTACGTACAAGGTCTCCGTGCGCACGGTATCGCTGCGCGGCTTCCAGTCCCAGGACACGACCGAGACCGTCGTCGTCAATCTCGAGACGGACCCGACCGTGTCCTCGCTCCTACCGATCGAGGACCTCTTCGTCAGGGGCACGGCGGACACGGAGTTCGGCGGCCCGACCCTCTCCCTCACATGGACCAACCCGAACGAGGTGGATGCCACGTTCCTGTACGAGGTGCGCGTCAGCACGGTCGCGGACGTGGTCAAGCGCGTCTATGTCGTGGATGCCGAGGAGTTCGAGTACGGCCCAGACAAGCAGGACGGCGACGGGACCCTCGCGTACGGCGAGGCGCGCTCCATCAAGGTCGCGGTCCGCATCAGGGACGCGCTGGGCCGCTACACGGCCTGGGTCGAGGACACGTTCGACAACCCGTACCCGGGTGTGGTCTCCAACGTCTCCGCCGAGGGCCAGATCGACAGCAACTGGCTGAACTGGAGCCCACCGGTCGAGCCCGACATCAAGGGCTACGCCGTGCATCGCGGCACGTCCTCCGGCTTCACGATGTCATCGGCCACGCTGATCCAGCAGGGCCTCAGCACGTCATGCACGGACAGCCAGGCCACGAACGGCACGTCCTACTACTACAAGATCTTCGCCTACGACTGGTTCAGCACGCAGTCCGAGATCGAGACCGGCGCGAACCACGCGGTATATACCACGGGCGCGGCCACCTCCTCTGGCGTGGCAGACACGAACGAGTTCCTGCTCACCGGGTCCATCTTCAAGCCGAACGACCCATCAGCGAACCACGTGTCATGGACCTCGGGGACCGTGTCCCAGTCCCTCGGCTCGGGGGCGGGCACGCAGTGGGCCATATCGTCCGGATCCGTGGCCTGGACCAGCGGCATCATCTACATCTACTGGGTGGTCGGCGACACGGCCCTCAGCACGACCACGAACATCGCCACCGCGGCGGGCACGTCGAACAAGATCTTCGCCACGTACCGCGGGGGCACGCTCATCGAGAACGGCAACGGCAACGCGTACCTCGACGGAGGCCTGCTCGTGGCCCAGACCGTCGCCGCGTCCTCCGTCGTCGCGGGCACGTTCCAGGGCGACAACGTCCTCACCAGGGGCCTCACGGTCCGGGACAACAGCGGCAACGTGATCCTGGCCGCGGGATCCAACCTGCCCCAGTCCTACATCGACAACCTGGCCCAACTGCAGAACTCGCAGATCAGCATCAACTCGAACGGAACCCTCACCGGGGCGGGCGGCGGATCCGTGTCCCTGTCAGGCCTCGGGGCCGGCTTCTGGGCCACGCTGAACGCGCAGATCAGCGCCGGAAACATCTCGACGTACATCTCGACCGCGGCCATCGGATCCGCCTACATCGTGGATCTGAGCGCGTCCAAGATCTCGACCGGCTCCCTCGCGGTTGCGATGGGCATGACTACAGGCGGATCCATCGGCATCGGCGCGGCATCCTACGGCTCCGCTGGCATCTTCCTCGAGTACAACTCAGGATCGCCGCGCATGTCCCTGGTCCCGTCGAGCGGCTCTGCCCTGCTCTACAATCCCACGGACGGCGTCGTGATCCAGTCGGGCGCGTCGGGCGAGCGCACCGTGTTCGACGGCAAGAACATCAGGGTCCATTACGGATCCGGAGGCGGGACCGTGGGCTCCTACACCAACGTGGCCGTGTTCATAGGCATCGTCTAACATGGCCACCGTGGTAAAGGCCTTCGCGCCCTCAGGCCTCGTGCTGCTCGACAGCGAGCGCATGTTCTTCAGGATCATAGGGTCCGCGACCCTCACGGGCCTGGACCTTGACATCACAAACTCGAAGTTCCTCGAGGGCACGCCGCGGTGGTTCTACGTCGGGCCGGACATGGCCGGCGGATACACCTGGTACCCGACGATCTACATGAGCACATCGACGAACCTCAAGGTGGATTACATCATGACCGGGTACGACCCGGCGTACGCCCTCGCCACAGGTACCCTCTACTACGGGATAATGGCCCAATGACGACGCACCTCAGGACCTTCGACACGTCCGGAAACATCAACTTCGACCACAACATGGTCTGCATCTCCTACGACAGGAAGACCACCGTGTCCGGTGGCAGCATCTCCTACTCCTCGGGGGTGTGGAGCGCGGGCGGCTGGGGCACGGGCTGGTCCTACGGATCCACCGGGGACTACCTGAGCATCAACGGCGCGCTGGTCCCCGGGGTCGGCAACGACGAACTCGTGGCCCTCAGGGGGACCATGCCAGTCACGCTGCAGATCGTCCGCAGCACGCACGACAGCGAACTCTACGGGACCTCCTTCCCGTCCAGCCCCGGGGACGGGTGGTGGTGGTACAGGTCGGACCAGAACAAGTTGTACCAGTGGTCCAGGGCCACCGCGACGTGGAACTACATCAAGGACGGGACCACGTACGGCGGGTCCGGGAACCTGGACATAACCCACCCGGGATCCGTGGCGGGCGAGGTGCTCCTCAGCACGTACTACAGCACCGTGTTCGAGTGGAGCGGCTCCTTCTGGCAGGCCGTGGGAACGATCGCCGGGTACCCAGGGAACGTGCTCTGCATCCTCACCAGCAACTGGCACGACCTCAGCGCGTCCTCGGGCACGTCCTGCCGCCTGTGGGAGACCATGAGCGGGACCACCACCACGATCCCTGACACGGTCGCGTACGTCTTCAAGAGGCACTCCTGGACCACACCTATCGCCGGCGAGGTCGCGATGGCCACGTTCGACGCGTCCGGGAACTGCACCTTCAGCATCAAGGACGGCAAGCCCCTGATGCACGTCTCGACCATCGTATCCACGGGGACGGGATGGCAGAGCACCCTCTCCGGGTCAATGCCGCCGAAGGAGGACTACGCGGTCCCATCAGGGACCTGGGCCGTGATCGCGTCCAGGCACAGGGCGGGAGGCGCGTCCCCGGCCGGGGCCTACGGGTCCAGCGACTACGTGCAGGACGGGTTCTTCTGCGACAGCACGAGCATCAGCACGGCCTGGGTCCTGCAGCCCTACGACGCCGGCGGGTTCCCGTCGGGATACACGCCGAGCACCTACGCCAACTGGAACTACGGCGACCCCACTACTTTGATGGCCGTCGATGTGGCCGGATACTGAGGAGATAACATGGATACCCTGCACTACGCACTCATAGCACTCTGGCTCGCAACCGTCATACTCTCCGGGAGGAACTCCAGGGATCAGAGGAAGAAGCACGATGCCTCCCTGGCCCGGCTGAGGAACGCATGCCTCGCTTGGCGCGAGGAGCGGGAACCGTCTGACGAATAAATACAGCATAGTTCTCCCCGGTAGGATCTGATGGCACTGCCAACACCCTCAGTACTCATCAATGACTGGTCCTACAACAGTACGGCCCGGTCCGCCACGGCCTCCTTCACCGCCGTCAGCGGGTACCTTTACGTCCTCATCTGGCTCGGCGCATCCACAGACACCGCGCTGACCTCGTCCCGCGGCACGGTCGTGGCCGTGAATTCGAGCACGTCCCCTGCAATGGGCGGGGTGGCCTACTTCGTCGCCACCGGATCCGGATCCACCACGTTCGCGTCGATATCGAACATGACCGGGTACGTCGTGCTCGAGTTCGCGCAGGCGGGGGCGACGTTCGTCGGCAGCGCTGGTCTCGGAAACTCGTCAGGCACGACGCAGGCAACGGGAACCCCAGGATCGGCCGAGTGGTACGTCGGCGTGAGGACCCTCTCCACGAACACCGGGTGGAGCGTCAGCGGTGGCCCGACCGGCGGATCCTCCGCCAATTACAATCCGAACAGTTCTTCGAACCGGTTCGCCTACTGGGCCACAGGGAACGTGCCGAGCAACTGGACCTTCGCCTCAGGCGGTGCCTACTCGCACACGGCGGCGATCATGGCCTTCAGCGGGCCTACCGTCGTCACCGTGGCCATCCCTGCGGCATCCTCGACTTTCACAGGTCAGACGCAACTCGTCTCGGAGGCAATCCACGCCCCGGCAGCATCATCGACTTTCACGGGTCTCGCAGAGACCGTAAATGAGGCGATCCACGCACCCGCAGGATCAGAGGCATTCGACGCGCAGACCCAGGAGATCGTCATCACGACGGTCGTTCCTCAGGACGCGTCCTCATCCACCTACTCCGCACTGGACCCACTGGTCCATGAGAAGGTCGAGGCCCCATCCGCATCCTCCATCTTCACAGGAGTGGAGCCGCAACTCGACGAGGTACTGCACCTCGACGCGTCTGACGTGGCGTACTCGGAGCAGGAGCCGTCAGTACTCACTGGAGCGGTGCTGCCGTTCGGGCACGAGGCAGTCGAGCACGATCCGATGGACTTCCACGTCTCGGAGACCATGCTCGCCGATGCATCGGACGTATCTTTCTCAGAGCAGCCACCAGACGTAGTCGTGGCCCTCCCGACGGACCCGTCCTCCGTCGAATTCACCGGATCCGAGCCAACCATCAACGAGACCGTGGCCCAGGAGCCATCCGGCGTCGATTTCTCGCCCGTCGGGCCAGAACTGCACGAAATCCTACACCTGGGCCTTGCTTCCGCGACGTACGTCGAGAACGCACCGTATGTCGCCGAGAACGTGCTGGCATCGGTCGCGAACGTGCTGGCATCCACGGAGCCCAGCGCCGTAAATGAGGCGATCCTGATCGACGCCTCGTCGATCCAGCACGACCCGCAGGAGTGGCAGGTCCCGCCGGTGGCGTACGTCCAGATCCCGGGCGGATCCGTCGATTACTCAGGGCACGACTTCTCTGTGCTCTCGCCGATCTCGATGCCTCTCGCATCCACGACCATCCAGTTCTGGCTCAGCGAGGTCCATAACTACCCGCTGCCGAACATCGTGGATGTCGTCCAGTTCCAGAGGTTCGCCTACTCGTCCGGAGCACTCGCCCCTACCATCAACGAGAGGGTGCTCCTGCCGGCCTCGTCTTCTACGTACTCGACGCAGGTACAGTCCGTCAGGTCCTACCTCACCGTGCAGATCCCGTCCTCGTCGATCTCACACCAGGCGGCGGGAGCGCTCCTGCCGACGACCATCCTCGCTGGGGTGGCCCAGTTGCAGATCCAGAACTGGTCCATCGGGACCATCAACGACAGCACGGTGCAGATCCCATCCTCGTCGATCTCGCACTCGCCGCAGTCCGTCGAAATCGATGAGACGATCGCCGTCGGCACATCCATCGCCGCCTACTCAACATCCAACGCGACCATGCTGGTATCGATCCACGCGGACGGGTCCTCCGTATCGTACTCCGCGGTCGGGCCCGCACTTAACGAGGTGGTGCCGATAGGGGTACAATCCGTGGCCCACGTCGCCCTCCTGGATGTCGTGCTGGGACAGACGATCCTCGAGGTCGGGGCCATAAATACCATCTACGGGGCCTCCGTGCTCTCCATCGCGGAGAGGGACGAGGAGTGGGTCGTGTCCTCGGAGGTCATTGACATCGAGGAGGAGCCCACGAACAGGGGGCTCAGGGCCAAGCGGCTCACGCTCGTTCATAGGGTCGAGGTGGATCTCGACGAGTTCATCGGAGAGAATATGCTTTCGCAGGACACGCCAGGACACGAGGACGGTACCCTAACCGTGGGCTTCGGCTCGTTCGACCTCCCTGACCCGTACGAGACAGAGGTGGGTGTCTGATGGCCTGGACATACGTAGCAGAGGCGAGCCAGTCGAGCACCGCCGCACTAACCACCGGATCCTTCTCCATGACGGCCGGGGTGCAGTACCTCGTCCTCGTCGAGCGCGTGTCCGGGTCGAGCAACACCTCGAGCACGCTCACCGGGACCAACATCTCCTCCCAGTTCGACTTCAACCAGTCGAACACCTACATGGGCGGGCACATGTTCATCGCATCGAGCACGACCACTGGAACGGTCACGGCCACCTTCGGCTCAAGCCAGTCGCAGATCCGCATCTACGTGTTCAGCACCGGGCTCAGCGGATCCAGCGCATACGTCTCCGGATCCGCGGGCAACTACGGGGGCACGGGGGCTGGAGTAGCATCCGCATTCACCGTGTCCGTGCCGTACCCGTCGAAGCCGTACGGCACCCAGAGGTTCGTGATAGCATCCACGTTCTCCGCGGTCACGACGAACTACCCGACGAGCGGCTTCTCGAACGTGCTATTCACGACAGCCACGTCCAACCGCATAGGGATCCTGACGCAGACCTCGAACATAGACAGTACGGTTGGCAGTGGCACGGCCACGGTCACGACTGGTACCACATCCACGACTTACTACTGCGCCTTCAACCTGTACCTGCCGCAGTCGGACCTCACCAAGGCGTTCGCGCCCGTCTCGTCATCCGCATTCACCCCGCGACTGCAGCAGGTCATGCCCATCGTCATGGACCCGTCCAGCACGGCATACACCGGGCGCGTCCCGAAGGTTTCCGAGAAGGTCCTGCAACCCCTCGGTGCATCCACATACACGGGTGGCACGTACAAGATGGTGGATGGCTTCAACGCGCCAGCCGCATCCGTTGCATACACCCCGCAGTCCGAGATCGTCTCCGAGAGGGTGCTCCAGCCCCTCAGCACGAGCACCCGCACCGCGGTGCTGCCGACTTACAACGAGAGGATCTACGGGCCCCTTGCCACGGCGATATTCAGCGGATCTGCCCCGTTCATCGGCGAGATGGTTGATTTCGACACGGTCGGCTTCGACTACACCCCGCTCCTCGACAAGGTGAATGAGGCGATCTCTGCTCCCTCATCGTCGATCTCGCACACCCCCCTGTCGATCTTCATCGACGAGGTCATCCACTCCCTGGCCTCATCCGTTGCCTTCTCGGAGCAGGAGCCGAAGGTCATCGGCACGGTCAATCCGGACGCGTTCGCCCTGTCCTTCGACGGACTGAGCCCGCTGATCAACGAGAGCGTGCTGGCATCCGCCGCGGCCGTGGCTCACTCCACGTATGCCCCGTGGATCAACGAGACAGTTCTCGCGGACGCGGGATCGCTGGAGCACACCGCGCTGCTCCAGGTGCTCGTCGAGAAGCACTGGGTGTTCCTGCCCGCGGGCCAGGTACAGTTCTCACCCCAGGTCCATTCCGTGTGGGAGCAGGTCTCCGCCCCCGCGTCCTCGCAGTCGTACTCCCTGTACGTGGCCCAGATCAACGAGAAGATGGCGATCCCGTCCGCCCTCCTGTCCGTGTCTTCGATGGTCCCGAACGCGAACGAGTGGGTGCTCCAGGCGGCTGCCAATGTGGCCCACAGCCCGATCTTCGACAACATCCACGAGGGCGTGTCGATCCCGGTATCGTCCGTGGAATTCACTGATATCACCCCAGGGATACACGAGGGCGTGTTCCTGCTCTACACCATCGGCTTCCAGCACGACGCGGTGGGTGGGATCAACATCAACGAGGCCGTCGGGCCATTCGCGTCGTCCGTCGAATTCGATGGAACCGCGCCCCAGATCGACGAGAAGGTCCTCATGGGATACGAGGGGGTCGAGTTCGACGCGTCCATCGCCGAGCCCGTCTTCGAGGACTACCGCTGGGGCATCCAGACCATCATCAAGGACAACGCGTCCAAGGTCAGGTACCTGTGGATCGTGCGCCCCCAGAGGCGCGTCGAGATCCCGCCTGGCCTGTAAATACGCATAGGAGATCATCAAATGGCACTTAGACACGACATAACCGTTGATCAGGGCGCGACGTACCTGGAGCACATCCTCATCACCCGCGGCGGAGAGCCGCTGGACCTGGTTGGAGGCGGATACGCCGCTCGCATGCAGGTGCGCAAGTCCTACCGGAAGCCAGACATCATCATGACCCTGAGCACCGAGAACGGGCTGCTACCGCTCCACATGGACGGGGTGGTAGGTCGCGTATCTATAGCCCTGCTCCCCGCGAACACGATAAATACCAACATACGCGACGAGTTCGCCGACTTCATCCACGACCTGGAGATCTACAAGACGGCGGATCCGGACACGGTCTATAGGGTCCTTCAGGGGACATTCACCCTCAACAAGAATGTCACCACGCTCGAGTAATCCAACTACGCAAGGCAGGAGTTAAGAAAATGGCAGTTTCAATCAACAAGTATCAGAAGTGGGTCAAGAACTCGCTCAACGGCGCGGGATCGATCGACTGGGACACGGACACCATCAAGGTGGCCCTGCTCTCCTCGTCCCACACCCCGTCCGTCTCGACGCACGACTTCTTCGACGACGTCAGCGCGGACGAGGTCTCCGGCACCGGCTACACGGCTGGCGGCGCGACCATCGGATCCATCGCGGTCACGGAGAGCGCGGGCACGGCCACCGTGGATGGCAACGACGTCACATGGACCCAGAACGGAGCCGGCTTCACCGGAGCCCGCTACGCCGTGGTCTATAAGAGCACGGGTACCGCGAGCACCAGCCCGCTGGTCTTCCTGCTCGACCTGGACACGAACCGCACGAACACGACGGGCGACCTGACGATCCAGTGGAACGCCGCTGGCATCTTCACCGCCGTCTAAGTCGAAAGTTCGACGCAAGTCGGTAAATAGTAGGGACGCGGTGCAGATCGCGTCCCTCTTTCACATCCGGAGATCGGCATGCAACTAACCAAGAACTTCTCCCTCGCGGAGTTCGAGTACTCGGAGACCGCCGCGCGGTACGCGTACGACAACACGATCCCGAGGGAACTCTACCCCAACCTGGCCCGGCTCGCCGAGGCACTCCAGCACTTCAGGGATCTCGTCGGGAAGCCGGTGGTCCTGTCCAGCGGGTACAGGTCCCTCGCCACTAACGAGAAGGTCGGGGGCTCTAAGACATCGGCCCACATGAAGGCCCTCGCAGCGGACCTCAGGGTCGTGGGTATGACCACGACGGAACTGTTCGCCTGGATCCGCGAGAACCGGGACGCGCTCCCGAGGTTCGACCAGGTCATAGACGAGTTCGGCAGGTGGGTCCATATCGGCCTCGCGGACGACGGGAAGCAGCCGCGCAGGCAGTTCCTCCTGGCGCGCACCATCAACCCCCAGGGCCGCGTCGGCTACACCGAGGTGGCGTGATGGACGCGAACACAGTGGGCATCATCAGCATCTGCACCAACGTGGTCCTCGTCGTGATCGGCTACCTCTGGAAGGAGACCGTGAAGTCCAGCAAGGAACTCACGGACGCGAAGTTGGACGGGCTCAACGACAGGGTCTCGGAACTCAGTTCCCGCCTGCTGAGGCACGAGGAGACGGACCAGCAGTCGTTCAACAAGATCGAGAAGAGCATCGGCTCCTTCTCCGACAGGATGGACGCGCAACTGACGCGCCTCTACGACAAACTCTACGAGGACCGCAAGTGAGCAAGAAGTTCCACCTCACCACCGGGTTCTTCCTCGGCTTCGCACAGATACTGCTCTCGGTCCTATTCATCGGCGCGTTCTTCTGGACGCTGCACTCGTTCATGCCGCCCTCCGAGAAGATGGATCCCAAGGAGGCGCTCGAGATCGTCAAGATGCTCCTCGCCGTCCTCACCGGATCCGTGGTCACGATCGTGGCCTTCTGGTTCAGCCGCTCGCGCAGCGAGACGCACAAGAACCAGGAGACGATTGCCACTGAGGTCCCCGACGAGCCGGAATGCTCATGCGAGACCGAGGTAAATCCCGACTGTGCCATCCACGGCATCCGGGGTGGGGTATGACGATCACTGGCATCCAGGCGAAGATCATCGCGGCCCTCGTGTTCCTGCTCCTCATCGGGGCAAACATCGCCTACATCGGCCACCTACGCTCATCGCTGAAGTTGTGCCAGGCCAGCAAGTTGAACCTCGAGGCGAGCGTGAAGACGCAGAACGAGGCGATCGACAAACTCAAGAGGGACCAGGCGGCATCCGAGAAGGCATCCGCCAAGAAGGTGGCCCAGGCCGCAGCAGCGCAGTCGGAGGCGGAGAGGTCGCACGCCGAGATAATGAAGTTGAAGGGTTCGTGCGACACGATACTCAAGGAGTTCAACCGATGAGGATCCTCTGGGCCATCCCGCTGCTCGCGCTGTGCGGCTGCTCAGCATTCACCAGGACCGTCGAGGTAAAGGTGCCGTACCGCGTCCCGTGCTCCGTCGAGCAGCCCGACAGGCCTAACTACGCCTTCTCACCGCCATACACGGACGCGTTCGACCTCACCAAGGCCCTGTACGCGGACCGCATCCTCGCACTCGCCTACGAGGAGACCCTGAGGCAGTCCCTGGACGCGTGCCGATGACATACACACAGTCCCAGTTGGACGCGATGGCCCTGAGGACCTCGCAGTTGGACTACTGCGGCGAGTTGGGGATCAGCACAAAGACCTTCAGGAGGCAACTGCGCCGCCTGGGCCTGCGCTGGCCCAGCAACATCGTCAAGCAGCGCAGGGGCGTCGTGGTGAGCACCAGGACCTCGTTCCTCGGGACAACCAGGATCCGCAGGGCCCCCGCCGTCATCGTGGATGCTGCGGACGTGTCCTCACAGGCGCATCAACCTCGGGTGGTCGAGGGATAGATCCTCTCCAGCCCCTGGAGGCCCAACTTCTTGGCCTTCTCCGTCGTCAGGTTGTCGTGTATGAACCACCCGCACCTGTCGCAGTACTCCCCGCCAGTGTGCCTGGATCTATAGGTCAATTCCGCGTCCTCGCCGCATGAGGAGCAGGTCAGCGGCGGACCCACAGCCAGATCTTCCTCTCGTATCCCTCCGGAGCCCCGGCCCGACGCGCGGATATCCGTGTCGCGGTGAGGCGCACGGACCTGCAGAAGTCCTGGTAGTCGGAGGCCTCCCTGTCCGTGTCGCAGGACATGTAGATCCCCTCGCGGAAAACGTGTGGGCAGGCGCCGAGAAGTATCTCCACGTAGTTCGGTGGCATGGACACGCTCATCGCATCCCCTTCGACATCCGGTCGTACAGCACGACATTCACGGCAGAAGCCAGGTTCAGGCACACCTTGGCGTACAGTTGGGGTATCATGACCTTCCTGCGGCACATGTCGAGCGCGTCCTCGGGTATGGACCCGTCCTCGGGTCCGAACAGGTAGAGGGCCCTGGTCGGGTGCTCGAAGGCCGGGAGCCACTCGACGAACGGCACGACCTCCACGGCGACGGTCTCGAGGCCTGCCAACTCCGCGGCGACGAGGACCTTCGTCGTGTCCCCCTCGGCCCAGTGCTGGGTGCCGATCCACTTCGTGCCGTTGGACACGTCCGTCATCTGCCTCCTGTACCGCTCTCCAACTATGTGTATGGAGGATGCCCCGAACGCGTGGCATCCCCTGATTGCCGTCCCGACGTTCTTGTCGTACTTCGGGTTGCACAGGGCCACCTCGAAGTAGGACCTGACCTCATCCCGGGGCCCTCGGCCTGGATCGACAGCCACTGCATAGACCACGAAGTCGTTCCTCATCGGACGATCGCCATTACGATGAACCCGACGACGGTCATCAGGCCGCAGCCCATGGAGAAGCCGAGCCGGAAGCCCGAGTCATAGACGCCCTTGACGGATTGCGTCATGGCATCCACGAACTGCCTCGCGGCCTCGGTCGCTGCCCACTCCGTCGCCCTCTTCATCGAGGCATTCACCCCGTCCCGCTGCTCCTCCGAGAGTTCATCGAACTCGTCGGTGGTTAGCCAGTTGGCTCCGTTCATGCAGATCTCCTCGCCCGTGGCGGAGATCACCCAGATGTACTTCTCGTCCCTCGTCATTTCCTGCTCCACTCGCCGAACAGGTTGGCCCTGTACGCATAGACCAACTCCCGGTCTATCGAGACCTGGAACGGGAACCCCTGGGCGCGGAACAGGTCTGCCAACTCCAGCAATTCGTCGGCCTGGACCTCGAAGTTGAAGATGTCGTCCATCGGGTTCCTCGAGAGTTCGTCCCCGTCCTTCCTCGCGTTCTCGAGGGTGTTGAAGACGCGGCCCTGGCCCAGGTACTGGGCATGCACCGCATCGTAGATGGCGTCGCCGTCCCGGCGCAGTATCGTGATCCTGATCTTGCTCACATCTCCTCCTTGGACCAGCCGGCTCGGCGGGCCCGGTTGTAAATCGCCGGCCTCGACACGCCGTACTTCTCGGCCAGGCCGGCGATCGTGCTTGATACGAACTCCTCGCGCGTCAGCGCGGACAACTTGCCGGAACTGCTCTCAGGTGTCTCACTACCCCCCCCCCCCCCGAGTTCCTGGGCCACTGCCCTGAGGCGCGCCTTCGCATCCGAGAGCCGCGCCTCCAGGTCCTGGACCTCGAGGGATATCGCCTCACGGCTGCGCCTCAGGGCATCCATCCTCTCGGCCTCCCTCGTCTCGCGACGGCGCCTGAGTTCGTCCTCGAGTTCCTCCTCGGTCATGTCCTCGATGGGCCTCGCCACTACGCGCTCCACCACCTTCTCGCGCACCACGACTTCCTTGAGCGGATACTGGATGCTCTGGTTCTCCTCGAGCCCCCAATCGTCGATGTTGAAGCAGGTGATGAGGAGCACCCTTCCGCCGTTGAATATGTGATCCGGGTCGGACCTACCGATCATCGAAGTGGCGCAGATCACGGCCTTCTTTCCCAGGACGAACTTCATCCTGAACTGGTTATGCACCGGCTTGGCATTGGATATCGTGCCATTCGCGATGATCTCGAATACCTCTGGGTACGTCATGCGTCCCGTCTTCACGATCCTGTCGTCGAAGTGCGGTATCGGTGACCAATGCCCCGACTTCACCAATTCGCGCATCCTCAGGGCCGTGCTCATCGCTTGCTTACTGACATTGCTATCGCCGCCCCCGTGGAGGCCATTCAATCTCGCGTCAGACATTTCAATCTCCACATCATCAATCAATGGTGCAATTATACCAGGGGCCATCCCTCGATCGGGGGCCACTTAACATATTCGGGGCATAAATATCCGTAGATCGGAGATCTGTGGAGACCGGAGGTCCCAATGAAACTAACTGACGAGATCATCTCGTTCTTCCCATACAGCGTGCTCGCGCAGCGCATACCCGCGCTCGTGAAGGCGGCGCGCAAACTCATCAGGGACTGCCTGTTCAAGTCGGGCAGGATAGACCCGGACGAACTCATCTACTTCGTCGTGATGGGCCACCAGACCAAGGACCTCGCCGCGAGGTACTCGCTCCCGCCCAGGGACTTCGAGACCCACTTCGCCCCGATCCTGGCCGAGGGGCGCATGCTGCTCAAGGACGAGATCCTGAAGAAGCAACTCATGCTGGCCCTCTCCGGGGACGGCAAGATGCTGATCCACCTCGGCAAGGCCGTCTGCGAGCAGCACGACAGGACCCACCTCGAGGTATCCAACGGGTACTCGGACCAGGACAGGGTCTTCGAGAGGATCCGCCCGCCCATGCCTCCCAAGGAAGCAGATGTACCAGCGAAAGAACCCCCGAAAACTGACGGTTGATGGCAGGCGCAAGTTCAAGGAGGGCCTGGTAGCCAGGAGGCCCCACTGCGCCCTCTGCCACATGCCATACACCGAGAAGATGCCCGCCGTGCTCGACCACTGCCACGCGGACGGGGTGTCCCCAAACAAGCGCGCGGTGCGGGACGCGATATGCAGGGGCTGCAACACCTCCATCGGGCGCATAGAGAACTCGATGCGCTGGAACAGGGGCGCGAACAAGTTGCAGTGGCTCAGGGAGGCAGTGAGGTACCTCGAGGACCCGAGGCACGGGAACCCGGAGTACTGATGAAACTATCCACGATGCCGTACCAGGACGAGGCGTTCTACGACTGGGACACGAAGGTGGTGATGGTCGCAGGTGGCAAGGGGTCTGGCAAGACGGGCACGATGTCGGCCCTGAAGTCCCTCGCCACCGCCGCCGTGGAGCCGGGCACGACGCAGATACTCGCCAGCCCCACCATAGGCATGACCTACTCGAACGTGCTCCCGCTCATGCGCGAGATGAACGAGACCCTCAAACTAAAGGTCGAGGGCCTGGACCTGGGCGCGCCCAACTACCTCGACGTGTCCTGCCTCCAGGGCGGCACATGCAGGATCTGGCTCAACAGGCCCATAGAGAGGCCTCACCGCACCGTGGGCATCAACGCTTCCAGGATCTTCATGGAGGAGGTCGATGAGGCCCCGTGGGACAAGTGCGAGCAGTTCTTCAACGAGGCGGTGGCGGGCCGACTGCGCAGGCCCTTCCCAGGGAACAGGGGGCAGATCAACATCACCGGCGCCCCCGTGATGAACGGGAACCTGTCCCGTCTGTGGGAGATCTGCGTCGAGCGCGGCCTTCAGTGCGCCAAGTGGCACTGGTCCATGCTGGACAACTACACCCTGACGGACGACTACAAGGCGGATGCGGTTGCCCTCATCCCGTCGAGCCACGCCGCCGGATGGATCAGGGGGCAGTTCTACAAGAACACGGACGACCTCGTCTATCCGGACCTTGACCTCACCCCCAACGAGGACGGGAAGTCCAGGACCAGCAACTGGACCGGGCTCACGCTCAGGGACAGGGCCCCGGACGAGACAGTGCTCGCGTGCTTCGACCTGAACCTCGGCGGCATGTCCTGCGCGTTCTTCCTCGAGCGCCAGGGCTGCATGTACCTTGTCGGGGAGATCGTCAAGGAGAAGGACGTGCTGACCCTCCTCACGAAGATATCCCAGATCATCCCCAAGGACAAGGTCATCCTTACTTGCGACCCCGCATCCACGCAGGTGCAGCCGTTCATCAGGCAGGGTGGGTGGAGGAACCAGATAATGACCTCGGCACCCCCAGTGGAGTGGCGCGTCGCGTCCATGAACCTGGCGATCCGCGCAGCGGACGGGACGAGGCACCTGTTCATGAACCCGAAGGCAGCCCCCGTATCCACGCGATGCCTCGCAATGCAGACGTACCTCGCGGGCGCACCTGACAAGAAGACGTGGGTGGAGGAGGCGGGGACGGACATATCGGGCCCGGCGGACGCGGTTGGCTACGCCGTTTATCTCAGGAGGCCGTTCAAGGCCAGGGGCGCGCCAGAGGTCAAGTTGCGCGGCTTCTGATCCATCAGGTACCTGATCTCGGCGACGAGGCGCGCCTCCTGCAGCATCGACTTCGCCCTCTTGTCCCCGGCCCTCGTCCTCATCTCCAACTTGTTCATCCTGAGGTTGCAGCCCTGGCAGGAGAGCACCACGCCGCCGTCGAAGTACCTGCGCCTGCCCATGTGCCTCGTCTTCAGGTGCTCCACGGTGGCCATCTGTCCCGGTGGCTTGCCTGAGACCAGGGAATGCCTGTGGCACGGCCTGTCGCAGTAGTGGCAGGCCCCGCCGGAGCGCTCCATCAGCAGCGATAGGAGGCGGCCCTTCTGCTTGGTGGAGATCTCCTTCCTCCTCTTGATGAGGGGGTCGTCGATCATGTCCTCAG